TCTACCAAAACGTTTACTATATATTGTGTCATCAGTATCTAACGTTTGATGTTCTTCTAACCATTCGTTCAACTCTTTAGAGATAATAATTTTTTCTTTCATTTTATTCGCCTTTCCAGTTTTTAAAATCATCAGCCATAATCTTACCAAAGTCCATAAGCTCATCTCGTGTAACATCTGCTCGTCCTTGCTCATTGATTAAGCTAGCCAGTTCGTTTGCATAGTCTAAGGCTTTTTTATGGTCCTTATCGTAGCTTTCGCCCTCTTTCTTGCCAGCTCTCACTAGATACTTCAATATCTGCATTGTATACCAACCATTAAGCTGTTCATAGCTAAATGTATGTTTCAAGTATTCGTTAAGTTCCACACCGTATTCATTGGCATAGTGCCGATTTTCTTTAAAGTTCATTAAATGATTCCTCCAAGCCATGCAATACTCAATATTGCAATCATAGCCAGCCAAGCAATAACTATAACTGTAAAGATGACACCTATAATTATTGTCAAAGTTTTTGCTGTTTCTAAATCTAATTTCATTTTATTACCTCTTTCATAATTACATTCTATCAAATTGCTTTTCCTTTGTCAAATATTAACTGTTCCTTGTCTTTCTAGTTTGATATAATTTATTCCATTTTTCTATAAGTACCAGCAACTTAGGTTCATCATATTCGGTAAACAGTTCAACCTGCGATGTAAACCAGCAATGTAAACAGCGATCGCAACTATAACAGATGTTTGTATACCCTCTACAATCTTTGCAAACTCCTAAACCGTCACTCGTTGGAATATCGAAGCAATGGCAATACCTTTCGTCGTTAAAATATTTTCTTTTCATAGTTACCTTTCTAGTTTATTTTATATACTATTATAAGCTATTTTCTTTTAATTATCAAGCGATGAGTGCTATAGACCACTAATAAAATAATTGTTATTACCTCTTTCTTAACTTTATATATTATTATATCAAAAAAAACTCTAAGCTGTAAGCCTAAAGTCTTATATGATGTTATTTTTCTTTCAATTTATTCTTGAACCAGATTATTCGTTCTTTGAACCAAGCGTCAACTCCTTCAGGACGTAGCCATTTACCTTGCTTCACACCGTTTTTTTCCATGAACTCAATCACTTTAGTTGGAGTTTCTAGGTCGTCCCACATAGTATATTGTTTTGCTGAATTGAATTTACTAAACATTTCCAGCGTTTCGATGTAGCTATCTTTCAGAAGTTCCGTGTCAAGCAATTTTTGGGCTTTCTCAGCACGTTTAGCGAGTCGTTCGTTAGCTTGTTCCAGTTGCTCTTTTTGTCGCTGTGAGCTCAAATTATGGTTAATGTAAGCAATTTGCTGCGCATGTCGTCCAAGTTTTCCCTGCGTGTTAAGCTCAATCAGTTTAGCCATTCCCTCGCCAAGAATTTCATCAGGAACAAAGTTATACTTGTATTTCTTATTTGTGTTTCGTACGTAGTTGTCAAGCGTTTGTTTAATTTTAAGTTTTTTGTGTAATTCTCGTAGTGTTGTCAATTTAATACTCCTTCATATATTTTACCAAACTTCAAAGCGTTAATTTTCACTATCTGTTTCAAGTCTGATATGAATTGCTGTTCTCCGTCGAAGTCAAAAGGCATTGATACGTTTTCCTTGATCCAAGTGAAAGCTCCGTCAAAGTCTTGTCTTAGTAAGCTCATCTTATCCACGATGTCGATGATTTGATCTTTTTCCTCTGATGTGTACATGTAACCAACTTTCCATTAGAAGGGTAAATCTTCCGTATTAACTTCAATCGGTTCAGATTTTCCAAATAAGTCCTGTTTAGCTTGTGATTGACTACTATTATCATTAGAGATAAACACTTTTTCAACAGTAGGAAAAACAAAGTTATAATTTACATATTCGCCTGATTCCTTAGCTTGTACACGACCGCTGACCGTTACGGTGTCGCCTAATTGAATGAAGTCAGGCAAGAACGCTGAACCATATGCAACTTTTACATTAGATCCCTTTTCTTTTTCAAACAATGGGACTGAAATAATTTTCTTGTCGCCTTTTGCTGTGTTTACTGTTCGTGTATTCTTTTCGTTTGCTTGTGCTGTAACTGTGATGATTGCCATTTTTTATTTTCCCTCTGTTGCTTTCCAAATTGTCATAATATCAAAGATTTCTTTTTTAGTCTTTGTTTTGAGTAGTTCCATATTAGGATATCCAAGTTCTTCAGCTCGATTTAGTGCTGGCTGGATCTCTCTAAGTCGTTGTTTTTCTGCTTCCAACAGTTTCTGCTCTTCTGTCAAGTCAGGGAGGTCTTCGCCTGAATATATGTATAAACCAAGTCCAAACATAGCTAAATTTTTAACTAAGCAACGCATAATGGTTTTATTTACATCAAACATTGAAGCTGGTTCAACTGTTTTTTCTCCGAACTTAGTCTTATAAGTATAAGATTCAAACTTCATTGCCTTATTAGCTCCGTCCATTACTGGTAACCACATTTCATGTGTGATATCATCAACCGTAACAGAAGTGAATGCCATAATGCCTAAAGAATTATCATATAAATAAGGAACTAATTTCCCTTTACCGTCATCAAATTTTTTAATCTCGTAAGTAGCAGTAGGACAAACTTTTTTAAATTCAGCCCAAGCCCAAGACCAAGATAGATAACTTAGAGAAGTTTTACCTGTCTTTTTTTGTTCGACTTTACTATTTACATTAATTGCATTAAGTTGTTCAAATACGCTCATTTATAGACAACCTCTTCTTTCCAGAATTGGCTTTTAAGTTCTTCTACTTGATCACGACCATATTCAGAGAAGTCAAAATATGATGCACATTCTTTTGATAAAGTATTAAACAAATGTCCAAAATATACTTTCTTTTCTTCACTCGTATAATGAGAAACGTTAGCTTCTAAATACATTACTGACCATTTTTTCTTTGGCTCTTCATGCTTTGTATCTGAAAGCTCATAAAAGTTAGCTTTTTCTTTTTTCAGTTCTTCAGTAACTCTTTTCACAACTTCCTCAAGCTGTTTTTCATCAAATTTAATGTTAATTGTTTCCATTTTCTCCTCTTTCTACGATAAATACGTTCCCTTGTCTTGTAATTTCGATATGATACTTAAGCATAGGCAGGATCCAACCGTCTTCCCGATAATCCCACAAGTCATTTATCAAGCCATATAAGCACTCGTTAGGTTCTGCCCTGTACTTTGTTTCGTTCATCTCTTCGAGCTCTTTAGACAACTTCCTGACGTTTCTAACATAGTGTTTACTTGCTTTTTCTTCTGCCCTTAAACTTTTGAAGTTGCTTTCCATAAATGAAATTTCTAATATCTTCTTTTTGCTGCTTTTCCTCTTTATCAGACCAGCCAACCTTTTGGCCTTTTCGCTTACCACTTTGATAAACTCGTCTGTTATCTTCTGGAAAGCCATTTTTCTCGAAGTATATTCTGGCATATTCAAAATAATTTAAGCTGTTGATGTACTGCTGACTTTCCTTTTTATGATAACTAAGAGTTATTAATCGTCTTTCAGCTAGTGATTCAAAAGATGTTATCATACTTCCTCTTTATAGAAACCTAAGTCTTCAAGTGCAATATATTCCTTGCTGTTTTTTTCTACTTCTTTCGCTCGTTCAATACTAGCTGTTAATTGTGATTGTACGCCAGTATAATATAAACGGTCCAATCCGCTAACATCAGAAAAATTATGAAACTTAAATTTAGGTTCAATTACTTCATAACCATTAATAATGGCATTTAACATTTTTTCTTTTTCATCAAGAGTAAAAGGTGTCTTAACTCCAAGTTCGTAAACTTCTCCTGTTCCATCTCTAAGAAAACTGTCCCAACCCCAACTAGAAATATAATAAAATGCTAGGCTTTTATCATTAAAAGTTTTAATAAATCTGTCTTGTTCTTGCGTTAATTTAACTACCATTTGTTAGTTCTCCTTTATTTCTATATATATTATTATATCGAATTACTTTCACTTTGTCAAGCATTAGATGCTATTTTTTTATTTATTTCTACTTTTAATTGCAATGCCCTAATTAATGCACGTTTAGAATAATCATTTTCGCAAGCTGTATGCAATTTCTTTGACTGTCTGACTAGAAATTCAGCACGACCAAGCCATACTTTGGAAAGCTCATCATTATGCCATTCTGCTTTTACCATTTCATCTAATGCACGATATAGCCAGCCATACACTTCAGCGTGTAAGTTAATTGCCTTGTTTTCGTAATTAATCATTTTCTATTACTTTACCTTGTCCTTTTGCTAAGTCTAAGAAAGCCTGTGCTGACTCTTTCGTCGTTTCGATTGGAGTTTCCTGTTTGACTTCTTCAATTAGTTCGCTATCAGGTTCTTTTTTATCTTGTTCGATTGATGTAAAAGCCGAACCAACATATCCCCAAAGAATTTCATTATTGAAAGCAAAGTTTCGAGCAAATACTTTCATGATAGAATATCTGTTTTTAGTATTACTATTAATTTTAGGCGACATAGTAAAGGCTACCTCGTACCATGCAGAAATAGTTGTGGCTCCTAATATATGGCTCGGAATGATACGGAAGTCACGTTCTGTTAAAGACTGTTCGCCAGCTTGCTTTCTAGCATGTGCCACAATCATAAACGTAACATACTTATCGTGTTTCATATCTAAAGTATTTCTAAGGCTAGTAATTCCTCTTAGGACTTCCGCCATTGGTTGGTTTGCGTTGATTATATCATTATCTTCTAACAAGTCTTTGAGGGGATCTAGAATAACAAGTCCGATGTCTTTTTCTAGTATGAAGTTATATAGCTCTCTAAGCCCTACATTGTGCTTTTTCCCTTGGCTGTCATATTTCCATGTATCAAGTTTGAAAGCTCCGCCATGTAAGAAATATAAGTTATCAGGACTATCTCTTCTTGAACCTTTCAAGCGTTGATGTTCTGTCAGCCTGCTATTTTCATTCTGAATAAATAACACGTTAGTTTTAGTTGTTTCTCGTCCAGCGAACGGTTCTCCAAGTGCCATGGCTTGTGCTAAGTCTTGCGCTAGTGATGACTTCATACTCTTCTCACTACCTGTTATAAGACCAAGTGAACCTTTAGGCAATATATCTTGTACATTCCAAAGCAAACCGCCTGCGAAGTCATCTGATTCTTTAAGTTCCTTTGCTGTACTTACTTTTTCAAATAGGTTAGTCATTTTTTTCTCCTTTAGTATATAATAGCAAAAAAGACTTGAAAAGTCAAGCCTTTTTATTATATTTTTCTTTCAGAGTCATATAATCACTAACTCTTTTCCCGTGTCCTTCTTTATAAAATCTATGCCATGATTTTTCCTCTTTATATAGAGTTTCATAAAAGTTTTTGCTTTTCTCTTCTCTTAATGCTAGATCTTTCCAATAATCAACATCTCTCGTTAATTTTGCATATTCTTCATTACTAATAATTTTAACCATTTGATTTTCCTTTAGTCTTTCATTCCAGTAAGTCCTAAAACAATAGAAGCTAAAACAAATAAATAAGCAAAAACTACCCAGTCTGGTAACCCCATAAAACTTATTAAAGTTGGAACTCCGATAACGAAAAAACAAAATATTAAAATAACCAACATTCCGGCAAACCAACTAAATAAAAATTTTTTCATCTATTTTCTCCTTTTTCATCATCATAAATCACTGTTATTTGTTTTTGAACCAAGATAAATCAATTTCATTAGCTAAATCAGAAATTTCTTTCAAGGCTTCTTCGTCTGTCATGCTTTTTAAATCACATTCTTTAAGTTTGCGTTCTATTTCATTAGCTGTTTCGATCGCCTCTTCTAATGATTGAGTTCTAATAATATCTTTAGAGGCTTGTTCTTCTATTTCATTCGTTGTTTTTGTGTTAAAGTTTTTCATATTTTCTCCTTTTCTTATACCATAGTATCAAATCATCTTACATTTGTCAAATATTAAATTCTATTATGTGCTACTTTTTTAGATAGCCCTTAGCCCTTATCGTGTCGTATAATCCCAGCAAGTTAAAAGAAAAGAAACTTAATTTCAAAACTTTTCCATAAATAACTCTGTCAGACTTCTACGCGTCACGGAGTGTTTCTGTTCACGACACTCATGGAACTTATAATCTTTTATTTCATGCTACGCTCTAGGCTATTTGTAAAGTAATCACATTTTCAATTGAGTCTAGGTTTTAAGCAACTATCCTGACCCTCAAGCGTAAGATTATAAATGACTTTCGATATGTTCAACTTTATTCAATATTGAATTCTCTATTTACATTAGTTACAAGTCATTCAGTAACTAACTATTTAATTAACTTAGATAATAATAACATAGACATTTTCACTTGTCAAATATTAGATACTTATATTTTAACATATTGTATTTTACACTTTGAGTTATCCTATGTTATGTAAATTATTCTAAGCCCTCTAATTCTCCTAAATAATAAAAGTATGTTACAAATTACAAATCGCTATACAATGGGCTTTGCTCTTGTTTTCTTAAACCTTTCACAATTCCAGTACAAGATAAAAAGATTATCAAACACTCCGGAATTCCTTTAGAAATCTTACAAACAAGAAAGACATTGCGCTTACTGATACCATATTTTACAAACAGGACACTCAATGCACTGACTTTCTGCCACTTCTAGTCAAATTGCGGTTAAGCGTAAAACAAAAGCCCTAAGGGGCTGATTTCTTTTTTTTAATATAATTTATTTATTTTCTCCTAAATCAAAATATATTGCTGGCTGATTGTTCCATAGTTCTAATGTTTCCTTATCTACTGCTGGCTGATTCATATATTCCCTGTTCATTCTAGCTCTTGTATTAGCTACTTTAAGTTTAATACGTTTCTTGTATTCCTGCTGTCGTAAGTACATCAGATATTTATCTCTAGCCAATTTTTCTCCTTAATAAATTGTATATTGTATTTTTCAGTATAACAAGCTACGTGATAAGTTTGTTTTGTATCTTTTTCATTAACTATAAAAAATGAGCTAGAATCAATTTTATAACAACATATTTTGCAATATTTATCTTTCATATATATAACTTACCTCCTATAAATATCATAACATAAAATGCCTATAAAATCAAGCATAGTTTACATAAGAGAGGATAACACTACTCCAAAAAGTGCGTATGCTATAATAAGATATCAAGTTGAGAGAGGAAAGCAAATGACAGAAGAACAGCTATTATTTAAGCAAGAAACATTGTCAGAAGTTGACTTTAACGAGTTCTTACTTAACGCTGTCGAATGTGGTTTGATTAATCTTGATACAGCTTTAATTTTTAAGGGAGAATAAAGAAATGAATAAAGAGCATATTTTAGCACAAAAAGAAGTATTGACTCCGATTGAGTATGAACACTATGTTAAACACTTATTTGATATTGGAGAAATTACTAAAGAGCTTTATATTGAATTGAGTTCTGATTTATGAGCAAGGCCTTAGCAATTGACTTCAGTACATCTAATACTGGTTATGCGTTTCGTAATCCTTTAACAAATGAGTATGTAGTCGGTTCAATCGCAGGTGGCAAAAGTAAAGACCCTTTGGAACGTGCAAAACTAATTGCTGACGGTATAACAGAAGTCATTGAGCATTATAACTTATTTGATTATTTTATTTATATTGAAGAACCTATCATCACGTTCAAGTCTAAGGGAAACATCTCATTGATTAGAGCTAACGGTTCATTCTTAGGAGTCATGCGTAACCGTCATAACATTGGCTATGTTGATATACCTAATTCCAAATGGTGCGGTTATCATCTTATTAAAGGTAAGAGTGCAATGCGAAAAGAACAAAGCATTGAGATACTCAAGAGCTATAACATAGTACCTGATAATGATATTAATGATGATCAAGCTGACGCCTTTTGTATCTTACTCTATGTAGAAAGTCAGGAGAACAAATGATTGTAATTAACATTGCCTTGATTATTCTTGGCATTTTATATGGTGTAGGTTCAGTTACCAACTTTAAAGAATGGTACTATCGCCATGACTATCTAGCTATTATGCTAAGTGTGTTTACATCTATCTTATTGGTAGTAGCTGGAATATTAAACACGTTAAATTGAAAAGGAACTTTGAGTAGTTCGCCTATATGGAAATTGGTTGTTAGTACATACCGAAATAAAACTATCCGTTACTCTTGACGATATAAGAATTAAAAAAACATGTTTGGTCTTTGCATATTTTTCCTAAAGACTAAGGTGTGCTGATTGACGGTACTTAAATGTTATAGAGTTGACAGCCAAGCAGAGGGTGCAAGGTGACGGGAATGTCTTAGTTAAATGAGTAAATAAACTAACAGCCCTTTGCATATTGCGAGCATAGTATAATGGTAATGCTACAGATTCCAAACCTGTAAACGTGGGTTCGATTCCTGCTGTTCGTGTTCTCCTTTATTTATTATATGTTAGTACGTCATAGAAGGCTGAAAGCATATAATAACACAGCATAGTATAATAGCATTACAGCTCTGCAAAGAGAGGATGAGGGTGCGACTCCCTTTGTTGTGTTACTGGTGTATAGGTGCTTTGGATTATATTATTATTGTTCATTAGTCCGTGCATAGCATTGCTGATATTAACCCAGTGTTCGTATTGCTATGGCTTGCTATTAAGTTAAAGTAATTGTGAAAAGAAAATAAAAATATTTTTCTATATACACCCCCCCATTAATCGCTATGTTAAGGGAAGTTTTCAGCACAAAGGACTCCCGGCCGCGGCCCGCCGCGGGCCGCAAAAAGGCGCTTTTTGCCGCCAAAGCCCGCCAAAGCCCGCCAAAGCCCGCCAAAGCCCGCCAAAGCCCGCAAAATCTTTGCTAAATTTTAATTATAGGTATATATACTAATATTTTGGCTTGTGAGAGCAGAGTTACCCAAGCGGGTAAACTTATAAGCAAAGGTTATTGCTGCCCTTAGAAACGAAAATATAGGCTTTAAACGATATAAGCACATTAAAAGAAAGGACAATATGCAAACACAAAACGGTGGAAGACCCACAATTTTACCTAAGATGTATGAAGAACCGCTTTTTAGTCAAATCATTGATAAAATTGAATCAGGCTGTAATGACAGAGAAATCTACACCAGTTTGCATTGTTCGGCTAAAACTTTTAGGAAGTGGCGAGATGACAATATAAAGGCGTATGACGAAGCTAAAGGTATTGCTAGGGGAAATCTATTAGAACTGGCTGAGAGTGCCTTAGCGAGCAAACTGACGGTCAGAACGCTAAAGGAAACAGAAACAATCTATGACGCTGACGGAAACGTTGAAAAAGTAAAGGTTAAAGAAAAAGAACTTGACAAAGATAGCTTGGTAGCGATGATGGTTGCTAAGGCTGGAAATCCTGAACTTTATAACCCCACTGAATGGCGGAGATTACAACAGGAACAATCAAACTCTAGTGACCTTAAAGCTAAAATCGAAGAACTTGACGACTATAAGCTAAGTAATTATAAAACACCAGAAATTGAAGTGCCGAAAGGGTTTGAATAAATGTATTATTTAAATAAAATGTTGGAATACAACAAAGAAAATGGCATTATTATTAATAAATACATTCGTAAGACTATTCAGAAGCAAATACGCATTCATAACAAGTATATTTATCGCTATGACCGTGTTACACAAGCTATTGAATGGATTGAAGATAATTTCTATTTAACAACTGGTAACCTAATGAAAATCAAGCTACACCCTGTTCAAAAATGGTGGTACGAGTTAATGCTTGGCTATGATATGATTGATGAAAAAGGCGTTCAGGTCAACCTAGTTAATGAAATTTTCCTTAATTTAGGACGTGGTTCTGGTAAGTCAAGTTTAATGGCAACGCGCGTGCTTAACTGGATGATTTTAGGCGGTCAATATGGCGGAGAAAGCTTAGTTATTGCATATGATAATACACAGGCTAGACACGTATTTGACCAAGTTCGGAATCAAACGGAAGCAAGCGATACATTGAGAGTGTACAATGAAAACAAGATTTTCAAGAGTACAAAACAAGGGCTAGTATTTACTTCTTTTAAGACCACTTTCAAAAAGCAAACAAATGATACTTTGAGGGCGCAAGGTGGTAATAGTTCTCTTAATATATTTGACGAAGTTCATACTTATGGCGAGGATATAACAGAGTCAGTCAATAAAGGTTCACGTCAAAAACAAGACAACTGGCAAAGTATTTATATCACTTCAGGAGGACTTAAACGTGACGGACTTTATGACAAACTCGTTGAACGTTTCAAATCAGAAGAAGAATTTTACAATGATAGGTCGTTCGGCTTGCTTTACATGCTAGAAAATCATGAGCAGGTTAAAGATAAAAAGAATTGGACTATGGCTTTACCGCTTATTGGTGACGTTCCTAAGTGGTCAGGAGTTATTGAAGAATATGAACTTGCACAAGGAGACCCAGCGTTACAGAATAAGTTCTTAGCGTTTAATATGGGCTTGCCTATGCAGGATACAGCTTACTACTTCACTCCGCAAGATACCAAACTAACAGAATTTAACTTATCTGTATTTAATAAAAATAGAACTTATGTCGGAATTGACCTATCCTTAATTGGCGATTTAACGGCCGTATCGTTCGTTTGTGAGCTAGAGGGTAAAACTTACAGCCACACACTTACATTCTCTGTACGGTCGCAATATGAGCAACTAGACACAGAACAACAAGAGCTATGGACTGAATTCGTTGACAGAGGGGAACTGATTTTACTTGATACGGAATATATCAATGTAAATGACTTAATACCGTATATTAATGACTTTAGAAGTAAGACAGGGTGCAGACTTAGAAAAATAGGTTATGACCCAGCGCGATATGAAATTTTAAAAGGGCTGATTGAGCGTTATTTCTTTGACAAAGACGGAGATAACCAAAGAGCTATTCGACAAGGTTTCTCAATGAACGACTATATTAAACTATTAAAATCTAAGCTAGTCGAAAACAAACTTATCCATAATCAAAAAGTCATGCAATGGGCTTTAAATAATACTGCTGTTAAAATCGGACAAAGTGGGGACTATATGTATACTAAAAAACTTGAAAAAGATAAAATTGACCCTACTGTTGCTTTGACAATGGCTTTAGAAATGGCGGTGTCAGATGAAGTATAATGTTGACACAGTTCGAGAAAGTGGTTGGTATAATAAAAAAGAATGGTTGGCTGTCCGTGATTATGTAAGACAACGTGACAAAATGACTTGCGTAAGATGTGGTGCATTCGGTGCTAAAAAATACGAAGTTGACCATATTGTAGAACTAACTTGGGAAAACCTTGATGATTGGAAAATAGCGCTAAACCCTGATAACCTACAACTCCTTTGTAAGTCTTGCCATAACAAGAAAACAGGCGAGTATAAACGAGGGAAAGGCGTAAGTTTATGGTAGAAAGGGGAAAAATTGAACTTATTCGGAAAAGTGGTATCATTTTCACGTGGAAAACTAAACAATGATACTCAAAGAGTTACAGCATGGCAAAATGAAGCGGTAGAATATACAAGTGCCTTTGTGACTAATATTCACAATAAAATTGCTAATGAAATAACAAAAGTAGAATTTAATCATGTAAAATATAAAAAAAATGAGGCTGGTCCTGATCCTTTGATTAGTAAGGCAGGTTCTGATTTAGATGAGGTCCTCAATTGGAGCCCTAAGGGCGAACACAATAGTATGGAGTTTTGGCATAAAGTAACTAAAAAGTTACTATGCACGCGCTATGTTGACCTGTACCCTATATTTGACCGTGAAACGGGCGATCTAGCAGACTTACTGCTTACTAATGATGGAAAAGAATATAAACCTGAAGAATTAGTAAGGCTTGTCAGTCCTTTTTATATCAATGAAGACACAAGTATTTTAGATAATGCTCTAGCTAGTATTCAAACTAAGCTGGAACAAGGTAAATTGCGTGGCTTGTTGAAAATTAATGCCTTTCTTGACATTGATAATACACAGGAGTATCGAGAAAAAGCCTTAACAACAATAAAGAATATGCAAGAGGGTTCGAGTTACAACGGTTTGACGCCAGTTGATAACAAGACGGAAATTGTAGAACTTAAAAAAGATTATTCCGTTTTGAACAAAGATGAAATTGACCTTATTAAATCGGAACTTTTGACAGGTTACTTTATGAATGAAAATATTTTGCTTGGTACTGCTACGCAAGAACAGCAAATTTATTTTTATAACTCTACTATCATTCCTTTACTGATTCAACTTGAAAAGGAACTGACTTATAAACTGATTTCAACAGGCCGCAGACGAATAACTAAGGATAATGTATATTATCAACGCATAATCGTAGATAACCAGCTATTCAAGTTTGCAACTTTGAAAGAATTAATTGACTTGTATCATGAAAATATTAACGCTCCTATTTTTACAGTGAATCAACTTCTTGTTAAAATGGGTGAGCAACCAATCGAGGGTGGAGATATTTACCTAACTAACCTTAATGCGGTTGCTGTTAACAGTCTAAGTGACCTACAAGGCAGTAGAAAGGACGTAACAAGCACAGATGAAACTAATAACCAATAGTGCTGAAATTAAAGTGACTGAAAACGAGGACGGTTCTAAGTCGTTCCAAGGTATTGGGTCAGAAGTTGGTGTAGAGAACCGTAACGGTATTATCTTGACTCCTAACTGTATTGAGTTTGCTAGAGAACGATATCCATTGCTATATGAACATGGTGCTGGATCTAGCGAAGTCATTGGGGACGCGAAAGTTTACTATGATTTGGCTACTAATAAATACCTGACTGACTTTACGCTTTACGACAATGCACCAAACATTAATAAGGCTGTTGAAAATGGCGCTTTTGACTCACTATCAATTGCCTATTACATTACAGATTATGAGTTTAATGAAAATGATGCTCTAGTTGTAAATAAAGCACAGTTTAAAGAGATTTCTCTTGTTTCAGTACCAGCTGACCCTAACGCAAAGTTTATTCAAAATGCATTGGGCGAAGAACTCACAAAAGAACGTAACAAAATTATTGAAAGCCGTAACGCTTTGAAAGAAATTGAGGATATCAAAAAGAAATATGAATAAACCTGATTTAATCGAAAAACAGAACCGCTTGGCAGAGCTTAAAGAAAATAACGTATCTTTAAAATCTCAAATTAGTGGCTTTGAAGTAAAAAACGCAATTGAAGACTTGCCAAAAGTACAAGAATTAGAAAAAACACTTTCAGAAAATTCAATTGAAATTATCAAAATTGAGAACGAACTTAACGCACAGGAAGAAAAACCAAAAGGAAAAGCTAAAATGACAAACTTTATTAAATCACAAAACGCTGTAACAGAATTTTTTGATGTATTGAAAAAGAACTCTGGAAAGTCAGAAATTAAAAACGCTTGGAACGCAAAACTTGCTGAAAATGGTGTAACTATCACAGATACAACTTTCCAACTTCCACGTAAATTGGTTGAGTCAATCAACACAGCTTTGTTAAATACTAACCCAGTATTCCAAGTCTTCCGTGTTACAAATGTCGGCGCTTTGCTCGTATCACGCTCTTTTGATTCATCAAATGAAGCACAAGTCCACAAAGACGGACAAACAAAAACAGAGCAGGCAGCCACACTCACTATTGATACTCTTGAACCTGTAATGGTTTATAAATTGCAATCACTTGCTGAACGTGTTAAACGACTTCAAATGTCATATTCTGAACTTTACAACTTGATTGTAGCAGAACTTACACAAGCTATTGTTAATAAAATTGTTGACCTTGCGCTTGTTGAGGGAGACGGAACAAACGGTTTTAAATCAATCGAAAAAGAAGCAGACGACAAAAAAATCAAAAAGATTACTACAAAAGCTAAATCAGCTGGCAAAACTCCATTTGCTGACGCTATTGAAGAAGCGGTTGACTTTGTTCGTCCTACTGCTGGACGTCGCTATTTGATTGTTAAAGCGGAAGACCGCAGAGCCTTGTTAGATGAGTTACGCCAAGCGCCTGCTAACGCTCACGTTCGTATTAAAAATGATGATACTGAAATTGCTTCAGAAGTTGGAGTAGATGAAATCATTGTCTATACAGGTACAAAGGCTGTTAAACCTACTGTATTGGTAGACCAAAAATATCATATTGATATGCAAGACCTTACTAAAGTTGATGCCTTTGAATGGAAAACTAATAGCAACATGATTTTGGTTGAAACACTAACAAGCGGACACGTTGAAACTCTTAACGCTGGTGCAGTAATTACAGTAGCATAAGAATAAAATGGAGGAAGTAAATGATAGATTATATTAAAGTCTATTGTGGTATTCCGATTTTAGTAACAGCTTATGATAGTAAACTTATCTTATTCCGTTCAATAGCTATTAAATTGCTAGAAAAAAATGGTATTAAAGCTGACGAAACAAGCGTATTAGTGAAAGAATTTATCTCTTGTTATTGTCGGCTTAATATTGTTGATGAACCAGCAGAACAATGGCGAAATGCTGAAAATCAACGTTTGGCTTCTTTGCAAGAGTTAATGTATTATGGAGGTATTTAATGATATTTTCACAAGTAACATTGCAAGTTGAAACGACTGTTAAGAAGAAGAACGGTGCAGAAGCTAATGTTATAAAGCCTATCGTTTTACCAGCAGTTAAACAGAGAATTAGTCAGACAAGACTTGATGAGTTTTCTATGATTGGGCTAGGTAAAAACGTAAGATACGAGCTTAACGGAATCGGAGAAATGGAAGACTTGATTTTCAACTATTTCTTAGACGAAAAAGGCAACAATTTCAAGCGTACAACATGGGAAAGAGACCCTAAGAATAATAAGGTTATTTTAGAAGGAGTCGTGAGTAACGGGATATGAATGAATTCGATTCTTATATAGATTGGTACAACAATTTACTTACAATGCCTCTAAATGACATTATTTTAGGCGTTAAGGACACGATAGTAGACAAGACGGTATATTTATCACTTAGCGACTCAAAGGTGCTTAAAATGGATAATACGAGCTTTGTCATGGGTTACTATTATCAAGTTGTTTTATCTGTTAAAGACGTTGATGATAAACTTGTTGGACTAGTCGGAGATGTTTTGCGAGACGGTTGGAATATGACGAACTGGTCAGAAAACAGCCATTTGTACAATTATACTGGTACTGTTTATTTGCCTTGTGGTGCAGGTGGTCAACCATGGCAATGAATTCACTTAATACATCAAGCATAGCTAAAGAAATGCAAACTAAAGTAACAGAACGCTTGGGCGATTGGTTTGAAGCAGAGTTTAAGGCTAAGGCAAATGCTGCAGCCCGAAGGACTAGATTAATCAGAAGTCACGGTCATACCTATACTTATGCCAGATATCAAAATACTGGTCAATTGGCAAGAAACTTAAAACAAGTTAAAAAAGGCGATAAAGTAGTAGTTAATGCAGGTACTAGAGCTAATTATACTAATGGTTATCATGGTATGTATTTCTTGGTTGAAAAAAAAGGTATTGAAGACGTTAAAACAACATTGAAAAAAGGCGCTAATTATGCTAATTCAATGAAATTATAAAAGTAGAAAGTGGCTTAATTACATTTGATTGAAATTAACAATAATGGTATTTTTTAATGAGTTTAGATAATTTTAGAAATAAAACGATTATATGGGATACGGTTAATAAAGACTTCCCTCAACCAATTCAAGTAATGCAAGGCGATGTCAATGCAAGAACTTTGTTAATTAAAATAGTTGATAATGGAGTTGAAATTGACTTAACAGGTCATTCATTAAAACTTACATATCAATATACTAACAATAGCAATTCAGGCCTTATTGTTATACCTCCTAAGGACTTAGCTAAGGGAGAATTTATTTTGGTAATTCCTACCGAAATGACAGCGATAGGAGTTATCGAAGCGAACTTAATACTTCTCAATAAAGACAAAGAGCAAGTTATTGTCAGTAAGAATCTTACATTTATATCAGACAGTTCTACTGTTTCTTATTTAGCTCAAAAAGTAAATAATAAGATTGATGATTTCACTAAATTATTATTGGAAAATATGCCACAAGTAGTGCGTAGTGAGTTGAATGATTTGCGTGCTCAAACCGAATCAAACAAGAGCAATATTGAGCTTAAAGCAAATTTAGCTGATATGACTAGCTTACAAAGCGCAATGACAGACCTAAAAAATGAAGTAGAAGCATTTGGTATTAGTCCTGAAAATTTAGTCACTATAAAGTCGCTATTAGACGCAATCGCAAGTAACGCCAGTGAATCCGAAGTAGTTGAACTAATAAATTCAGTAAAGGTTTTAACAAGTAACATTTCTCTTATGAGTAATGGAGATTATTCTCCTAAGGCTAATCAAACTGATTTAGAAAGTTTACAGCATACTGTTAATGACCATTCGGCAACCATTTCAGCAAAGGCTGATCAAACAGACTTGAACAACTTACAAGCTACTGTTGATAAACAAGGTATATCGATTTCAGAAAAAGCTGAACAATCAGAGTTATCAATCACAAATCAAAATGTCGCAACTGCTCAAGAAACAGCAAATAAAGCTGAAAGTGAAGCCAAAAATGCAATGGCAAAGGCTACCGAAGCACAAGCGAACAGTTTACCACTTGCTGGCGTCGCGGTAAGTGCAATCAAACTGGCAACACCTAGAAAACTCGGAGTAAATCTTCAATCTTCATCATTTCAATACTTTGATGGGACTGCTGATGCAACTAATATTGGAGTTTCAGGTGTGCTTCCAATTGCAAATGGAGGTACTTCAACAAGTGACGGAGTTATAAATACAACTGCCTATGCCAATAGCGCAGACGGTACGGACGATTTCACCACTGTTTATCCTAACTTGAACTTGTTGAATAATACAAGAATCACCAAAGAAAATCTCACACCGGAAAATTGGTCTCCTGGAGTCGGAAGTTCATTATCAGTTGGCTCTCATAATGGAATTAAAGTAGTTAATAATGGCGGACCTATTGGTAGTCAAGGCGGTTTCGCTTACGGACCTACAGTAAATGTAAAAGCTGGCGATACTCTCACAGTTAGTTGTTTTGTAATAAATCTTGGAACAGTACCGATTAAAAACTTTTCATTGTCAATAGCATTCTACGGAACATCAAACTCATATCCCTCTAAAGGTAACCTTTTAATTCCAAATGACGGTAAACCATACTTTTTCAGTTTTACGGTGACTGTTCCAAGTGGTGCCACTACAGCTAGACCACGTTGGTTTGATGTAGCAACTGCTGTTAATGAACAGCATATTTTTGAAGTTTATAAAATGAAACTAGAACAAGGTTCAATCGCTACACCTTGGATGCCCTCAGCTAGTGAAGTCACAATAAATGATTATCCAAAGTATGTAGGGTTTAGTAATAGCATTAAACCAAATAAGAAAAGTTCTGATTACACTTGGCTACCAATGTGGTTAGCATCAATTGATAGGGCTACTGGCCGACTTAAGCCTGCGGTCATGGGTGTAGATTATGCTGAAGCACACCCAGTTGGCTCAGTAGTCACAAATACTTCAAGTTCATCATCAGGATATTCTACAGGAACATGGGAAAACATCGGTGAAGCAGTAATTGGTTCAACAACGATATATTATTGGAAACGTACTGCATAAAAAAATAAAAAGGAAAATAAAAAATGAAATTAGATTATAATTCACGTGAGATTTTCTTTGGTAATGAAGCTCTAATCGTAGCTGATATGGCCAAGGGAAGTAACGGAAAACCAGAGTTCACTAACCATAAAATTGTAACTGGTTTAGTATCAGTTGGCGAAATGGAAGACCAAGCGGAAACTAATAGCTATCCAGCTGATGACGTACCAGACCATGGAGTTAAAAAAGGTGCTACCTTACTTCAAGGCGAAATGGTATTTATTCAAACAGACCAAGCACTTAAAGAAGATATTTTAGGTCAACAAAGAACAGCAAATGGCTTGGGTTGGTCTCCTACTGGTGATTGGAAAACGAAATGCGTTCAGTATCTTATTAAAGGGCGCAAACGTGATAAAGTTACAGGAGAATTTATTGACGGTTATCGTGTAGTCGTTTATCCTAAATTGAAACCTACAGCAGAACCAACGAAAGAATCAGAAACAGATTCAGTAGACGGTGTAGACCCTATTCAATGGACTTTGGCAGTACAAGCAACCGAGTCAGATATTTATTTGAATGGCGATAAAAAAGTTCCTGCTATTGAGTACGAAATTTGGGGAGACCAAGCAAAAGACTTCGCAAACAAAATGGAAGCCGGCTTGTTCATTATGCAACCTGATACAGTTCTAGCTGGTGCTGTTACATTAGTAGCTCCTGTTATTCCTAATGTAACTACTGCTAGACATGGAGGGAATGACGGAACAATCGTAGTACCAAGCACTTTGAAAGACTCTAAGGGTGGAACTGTAAAAGTAACATCAGTGATTAAGGACGCACATGGACAAGTAGAAACAAATGGACACCTTGCGCCCGGCGTACATCTCGTAACGTTCTCCGCTGACGGATATCAAGATGTTACCTCAGGAGTTTCAGTAACTGACCATTCATAAGACTAAAAATTAATTAAGTAAAGGAATATATACACAAAATGGCAAAACAATTGAGTACAGCACGTAAATTTAAAATGATTACAGGTAAAGACCTTTTCCAGCAACAAAAAGCAATGGATACAGAGCTTAAAAAAGAAGACGGAGAAATTACTGATGTAATGGAGTTCGTTCAATATGGTTTATACTTGGCACTTTTTCAAGATAACATTGTAAAAGCTAAAAGTGACTTTGCAGACTTCCGTTCTAGCTTTGAGTTCGATACTGACGGTAAAGGGCTTAAAGAACTAGTTGAACTGTGGCAGAAAGAAATTTAATGAGCTGAAAGGACTGTAAATGATTTTAAAACATGCAATTAGATATTTAGAGCTAACTAGTTCGGACTTTATTACAGATTTAAAAGACTTTGCAGACCTACAAAATTCTTTTGTCGCTGGATATATTCCTGATGACTTTACAGAGCAAATGGAGAGCTTTACAGACAAGTTGTTGATACTTTGGGTAGATTGTAACGGAGGGCTACAAAATGCCTTAGACGACAAAACAGAGCTTCCTACAACTAACGAGTTAATCAATATCTTCTGTAAAACTGTTTTTATTAAAGAAAAAGAGGAAACGGAAGACGATATGGTCTTCTTTTCTTCTAGTTCATTGATTAAGAAAAAGAAAGATACTGTAAAGGAAAATAAAACCTTAGAACTTTTGACTATTTTAGGCAATAACGAAATTGATATAACACAGTTCATGGAAATGGAACTAGAACTTGTTTATAAAATAATCGAACTTATTGCAGAGAAGAAGAAAGAGGAAAAAGAAAAAGAGAAAAGGCGCAAGAGAAAGGGTATGTAATGGCAAGTAATGCAACATTTGAGGTCGAGATATACGGTAATACAACGAAATTCGAGAACTCACTTAAAGGCGTTAATACCGCAATGTCAGGGCTTAGAGGAGAAGCTAAAAACTTACGTGAAGCTCTAAAACTTGACCCCACAAATACCGGGAAAATGGCGCAATTGCAGAAGAACTTACAAACGCAGTTGAGCTTATCACGTGACAAAGCAACAAAATTAAAAGAAGAACTTTCTACGGTTGACAAAGGGACGTCAGCAGGTCAAAAGAAATGGTTACAGCTTACTAGAGACTTAGGCACAGCAGAAACACAAGCTAATAGGCTGGAGAACGAAATTAAGCAAGTCGATAGTGCTATTAGTTCAGGCTCTTGGAACATTGAAGCTAAAATGGATACTAAGGGCGTTAATAGCGAAATTGAGGGCCTGAAGTCACGCTTTAGCGGTCTTAGAGAGATTGCGGTAGGTGTATTCAGGCAAATTGGTTCAAGTGCTGTTAGTGCTGTCGGTAATGGCTTAAAAGGTTGGGTATCTGCCGCAATGGATACTCAAAAAGCCATGATTTCATTGCAAAATACAATGAAGTTCAAAGGCAGTGGGCAAGAGTTTGATTATGTAAGCAAATCTATGCAGAATCTTGCTAAAGCTACAAATGCAAATACTGAAGATACTATTAAACTTTCAACGACCTTTATTGGTTTAGGAGATACTGCTAAATCAGCAGTTAGTAAAACGGAAGCGTTAGTAAAAGCTAACCAAGCATTTGGTGGTACTGGCGAACAATTAAAAGGTGTAGTTCAGGCTTATGGTCAAATGTCAGCAGCTGGCAAGGTTACTGCTGAAAACATCAATCAGCTAACAGATAATAACACAGCTCTTGGTTCAGCGCTTAAATCGACTGTTATGGAAATGAACCCAGCGTTAAAACAGTATAGTTCGTTTGCTGCCGCTAGTGAAGAAGGTGCAATATCGGTTGAAATGCTGGATAAGGCTATGCAGAAACTTGGCAAAGCAGGTGGTGAGGGAGTAACTACTATTGGTGACGCTTGGGATAGTTTCAATGAAACATTATCGCTTGCTTTGCTTCCTACGCTTGACGCTTTAACTCCTATTATTAGTGGTTTAATTGATAAAATGAGCGCTTGGGGCGAAAGTGCTGGTAAAACTTTAACAAAGGTTATTAAGTATTTTCAAGACTTGTTTCAAAAAATGCAAGAAAATGGAACCACTTTAGCCTTTTTAGAGGCTTGGGATAATATAAAAAGCGCATTTGATTCCATAGTTTCTATTATAGGGAAGGTCATAAATGCATTTCTTGGAATAAATACAGAAACAGCGAAAAATTCAACAAGTATAGATAACGTAGCAAAGAGCATAGCTGTATTTGCTGGTAAATTTTCAGAAGTCACGGACAAAATAGCTGATTTTCTGGAAAAAATTAGTAAAAGCAAGGAAGCAATAGATAATATAAAAGTAGCTTTAGTTGCTCTTGCTGGTGCTTTCGCAGCTTTAAAAGTCATTAATGGAATTGTTAAGGCGATTGAGCTTTATAATAACGTAGTTAAAATTGGAATAGCTATACAAGGTGCTTTCAATGCTATAATGGCTATGAATCCATTCGTGGCTCTTGGCATAGCAATCGCAGCCATTGTTGCTGGTTTAGTTTATTTCTTCACTCAAACCGAAACAGGTAAAAAGGCTTGGGCTAGTTTCGTAGACTTCTTAACGAGTGCATGGGACAAAATAGTTTCATTCTTTAGCGGTATTGGTCAATGGTTTGCTGATATATGGAATGGGGCAGTTGACGGAGCAAAAGGAATCTGGCAAGGTTTAGTTGATTGGTTCCACGGAATTGTACAAGGTATTAAAGATATTTGGAACGGGATAAAAACATTCTTTACTACCTTATGGACGACTGTTGTTACTGGAATTAAAACAGCATGGGCAGGAGTTAAAGGGTTCTTCACAGGGCTATGGGACGGAATAGTAAATGTTGTTACAACTGTATTTACAACCATTACTTCTTTAGTGACAAACGCTTATAACTGGTTCGTTACAACTTTCAAACCTTTAATTAGTTTCTTTCAATCTATATTTGGGCTAGTTGGTTCAATAATTAACTTAGCTTTTCAACTTATCTTGGCTATAATTCGAGGCGCTTTCCAATTAGTTAAGTCAATATGGAATACTGTTATAAGTTTCTACGCCGGAATATTTAATAGTGTTAGAAATATTGTAGCAAATGTCTTTAGTGCTATAGGTAGCTTTGCTTCAAATGCTTGGAATGTATTAGTGGGAGTATGGAATGCAGTAGCTGGGTTCTTTGGCGGTATATTCAACGCTGTAAAAGGAGTTGTATCATCAGTATTCAGCGCTCTTGGTAAATTTGCTTCAGATGCTTGGGAATTTATTAAGTCAATATGGAATACTGTCATAAGTTTCTATGCTGGCATATTTGATGCTGTTAGAAATACTGTAGCAAATGTCTTTAACGCTCTTGGTAAATTTGCTTCAAATGCTTGGGACTCAATAAAAAATGTATTTAACGGAGTCGGTAGCTTCTTTGGTAAAGTATTTGACGGTGCTAAAAATGCAGTTAGCAGAGTATTCGACGCTTTTGGAAATATTGCTTCTAATGCTTACGACTCAATAAAAAATGTATTTAGTGGTATTGGCGGCTTCTTTAGTGATATATTTGGAGGAGTGAAAAATACGATAGATAACGTTCTAGGCGGTGTAGAAAATACAATTAAAAATATCAAAGGTTCGATTGATTGGGTTTCAAAAAAAGTTGGCGGATTGTTCAAAGGCTCAATGGTAGTAGGCTTAACAGATGTCAACTTATCTTCTAGCGGTTACGGTCTAAGCACTAACAGCGTATCAAGCGATAATAGAACATATAATACATTCAACGTACAAGGTAGTGCTGGTCAAGATGTTTCTAACTTAGCACGTGCAATCAGACGAGAATTTGACCTAGGGAGGGCTTAATGGTAAGACAGTACAAAATACACACCAACTTAGACGGAACGGATGATAAAGTTTGGGACGTCACAAATGGAAAAGTTAGATTTTACCAGCCCTCTAATTTAGGGTTACAATCAACTAATAATATTTGGCAAAGTAACGGTGTCGGCGTAATGGGAACACGCTCAATCACTCAACCTCAAATAGAGTTCAAGCTAGAAACATTTGGCGAAAGTTTAGAAGAAAATTATCAATTAATGAAAGACTTCATAAACGATATTCTTAACCAAAAATTCGTTACACTTGAATATCAAACAGAGATTTTTCAGGTATATGCTGACTTAGCTTTAGCAGAAGTTACTAAAACAGAGGGTTACGGCAA